TGACAAAAGCAGGTCGCGAGAAGTATAATCGTGAAACAGGTTCAAACCTGAAAGCTCCCCAACCAGGTGGCGGTCCTCGTAAGCGGTCCTTCTGTGCCCGAATGAAAGGTAACAAAGGACCGATGAAGAAGAACGGTAAGCCCACCCGGAAGGCTCTAGCCCTACGTAAATGGAAATGTTAAATGGCTAAACAAGGATTGTATGCCAACATCCACGCCAAGCGTAAGCGTATCGCTGCTGGCAGTGGTGAAAAAATGAGGAAGCCTGGGGCTGCTGGAGCACCTACGGCTGCTAACTTCAAACGCTCCGCAAAAACTGCAAAGAAACCAAAGAAAGCTTAAACTAATTACTATGAAAACTATCGCTCTTTCCACCCTCGCGCTGTCTTCTTTCGCCCTGCCTGCTATGGCTGGTGCATACTTGAACGTCGAAGCTAACCAAGGCTGGTCCGGTGAGGACTACCAAGGTGCTTTGTTGGAGACTCACGTGGGCTATGAAAACTCCCTGGGTGACAGCGCAAGCTGGTACATTCAAGGGGGTCCTGCCATCTCCTTCCCGGATGACGCTGAGCAAGTCGGTGCTGCCTCTGGCAAAGTCGGTCTCGGTGTCGATGTGACTAAGAAACTCTCCGTCTATGGTGAAGTCTCTGCCATCACGTCTGAAGGCTTGGAGCTTGAAGGTCTCGGCGTTGGTGCCAAGACCGGTGTTAAGTACAAATTCTAAAGTAACGTACGTTCATCCTCATGGAAGACAACATCTACGAGCTACAATTTACAGCCACCTCTCTCCGCATGATGCACAAAGCAGTGAACTTCGCACTTGACCAATGGCCAGGTGGGGATCCTGTGGAGCAGCAATACTATACGTATCTGAGAGATAGCCTGCAACGTGTACTCCTAGAGGAGACTTTCATGTTGGACGCATGACGCCACACCATGGAACGGGGGTGTGGTACTTCGGAGAAATTCAATGCCTACCGTTGAACTGCAAGCTCGCGTTAAAGAGCAAAAGGCTGCTGTCAAGCAAGCCAAGCTGAAGTATCGCGGCGTTACTTACATTAAATCTGGCAAGTAGACTTTTGGGGAGGTGCAATTCCTCCCCTGCCTATTGGCGTTGGCCCTACGGGACACCCTTCGCCGTCTAGACGGTGGGAATAGACCACATTAAAATCTATTATTAACAACATGTCTCGATCACGTTTCGGAAAAGGCAGCACAAATGACATGCCTGCTACTTTCCGTGTTCTATATGTGACCAATGCATCTGATGATCCTCTCTTTATCCCTGGTAATCAGGCGGAAGGAGACAACCCCGACAGTGGCAGTAAAGCACAAAGGCTAGCTGACTGCCGTAATCTTGTCGGTGTTGATACTGGAGATGCTAACATTGGTGTAGCTGTTCAACCTAATACTCTTGCTGATTGGTAATTAATTATGCGCGTACCTGCAATCTATGAAACTTCCCGTGGTGAACCCACGGATGAAAATCCCCTTGGTCAACCGGTTTCAACCGTGACTGACTACGGTCGTGACCTGGGTGTCGGTTATGTCGAAGGTGACACCTCCCTGGCTGTCTCCACTAACAGTGACTACACTGCTAACAACTTCCCTGCTACTGTGAATGGCGTTGCCACCACTTATGCTTGGACTAAGACTGACACCACCACTGGCACTACGTTGACTAACAACACTGCACGTGTGTGCAACCTGGCAGCTAATGCTACTGGTGGTTCTTGTGTCCTTCAGGTTGTTGCTACTAACGCACAAGCTGACAACTCCCCTCACACTGAAACCCTTACTATCACTGTTGCGTGATACGTTGGGAGAGCACCTCAGAGTCGGACTCTCCCTTCTTTTGGCTTTTGGCCCTACGGGATAACCAATTGCCGAACGTTCGGTAAGACGTTGAATTTTACCACAAAAAAAATTTTCAACTTAATATCTTAGAGCTCTAAGAGACTGTAAAACATACACTCTCTACATTACAATGGCAACTTTTAACGTACCTACTTTTGCGAACAATGAAGTTCGCGGTACTTCTTTCGGTTCTGTAAACCGTAACCCTGGTCTGGGTCGCACCGGCTTCGGTGATACCGTCACCATCAATGGTCAGACCGTTAGTGCATACGACGCTAAGTATGCAACTTACCTGAAGCTCTTTACGGGCGAAATGATCAAGGCGTATGAAAGCGCTACGATCGCTAAGGGCACCGTTCAAAGCCGTCAGCTCCGCAACGGCAAGGCTGCTCAGTTTATCTTCACCGGTCGCATGTCGGCTGAGTACCACACCCCTGGTCTGCCTATCCTCGGTTCCGCTGATAACGCAGCTGGTCTGGGTAGTGGTATCCCTGTGGCTGAGAAGACCATCGTCATGGATGATCTGCTGATCTCCAGCGCATTTGTCTATGACCTCGATGAGACTCTGGCTCATTACTCCCTGAGGAGTGAAATCTCTGCCAAGATCGGTCACGCTCTGGCTGAGGCTTATGACAAGAAGATCTTCCGTACGATTGCTCTGGCAGCACGTGAAGCTCATCCTATCTCTGCCGCTCCTGGTCCTGAGCCTGGTGGTTCTGTGATCCGTCTGGGTGACAACAACGAGTACAACGCTCAAGCCCTGGTTGACGCCTTCTTTGAAGCCGCTTCCATTCTTGACGAAAAGAATATGCCTAAGAACGGGCGTACCGCTGTCCTCTCCCCTCGTCAGTATTATGCGTTGGTCTCACAAGTAGACACCAACATCTTGAACCGCGACAGCCAAGGTACTAACCTGCAGGCTGGTAACGGTGTGTACAGCATTGCTGGTATTGACATCAAGCGTTCCAACAACCTGCCTTTCCTGGCTGGTACCGTTGCAACCGTCGAAGGTGAGAACAACGATTACAGTGGTGACTTCTCTAGTCACGCTGGTCTGATCTACTACCGTGATGCTGCCGCTTGTGTGGAAGCCATGGGTCCTTCGATCCAAACCTCTGGTTCTGACATCAAGACCATGTACCAAGGCGATCTTGTCGTCGGCCGTATGGCTATGGGCTGTGGCACTCTGAACCCTGCTGCTGCTATCGAACTGCAAGCTACCTGATTTAGGAGATTAACATGGCTATTACTCCTGGAACTAGCCGGATTGTCACTCAAACTAATGCAATGCTTCCTGGTGATCACATCGCTAGCCTCACTTTGAACCCTCCCTCTCCTGTAGAGATTGGGCGTACAGTGTCTGGTGGTGTGCAGGACAAAGCTGCTAATGGTGACGAACTAGGCGCAACTAACTGATCTTAATCAATTAATACTATGGCAAACGCTGCAACTGCTGCCGGTGATAACGGTGTAGCTGGAACCCTTGACGCTGGTCTGGGTAACGACTACGGTGCTATCACTGGTACCTTGGCTGCAGGTGACAAAGAGTGCGAAGGCTTTGATGAAGCCATCCGCCACTCCGTTGCCCGTACCCAGGGCGGCACTTTTTCTGGTGCTACCAACTCGGGCGGTAACCGCTCTGAAGTGTTCTCTGTGACCCAGGGACTCCGATTCGCTTACACTGGTGTTGAGGCTGATAGCCCCGCTATCGACCGCACCACCTGATTATACTGGGGAGTCTTATGGCTCCCCTTTTTCTTTAAAACTATGACCGTTTCTTCTTCCACATTTAAGACCGATACCGAACTATCCGCAGTCAATCAAGTGCTGGGAGCGATCGGTCAAGCACCTATTACTACACTTGATTACGCTAACCCTGAGATCTCCTACATCTACCAACTGTTGCAAGAATGTAACCGAGATGTACAGAGTGAGGGCTGGTCATTCAACACTGAGACTCACATCACCAAGACCCCTGATGCAAACGATCAGATCTTAATTACTGATGATGTGTTGCAGGTTGATATGTCAGGTGACTTTGCTAACCGTAATGTCAACGTTATTATCAAAGATGGTAAGCTGTATGACAAAGTGCAGCACACTAACGAGTTTACTAAAGCCAAAGGTCTACTGAACAATGACGGTACTATTGATCTTGATTATGTCTACCTTCTAGAGTTTGATAATCTACCCCAACCTTTTAAACGTCTAGTTATCTACAGAGCAGCAACCCGTGCAGCAGCACAGCTTGTCTCTAACCCACAACTAGTCCAGATGCTACAACAGAATGAAGTCCGAGCCCAAGCATATTGCATGGAATATGAGTGCAACCAGGGTGACTACAGCATGATGGGTTGGCGTGATGGAACTGTGTGGCATTCTTTCTCTCCTACTGATGCATTGCAGCGATGAGTTCTATTAGTCAAACAATCCCGAGCTATGTTGCGGGTATCTCAGAACAACCTGACCAACTTAAACTTTCGGGTCAGGTTAAAGATTGTGTAAACGCTCTACCTGACGTCACCAGGATGCTGGGTAAGCGTCCAGGATGTGAATTTCTACGTGAAGATACAGGAGCTAATGCACACCTGGGTAAATGGTTTGACATTTATCGTGATCCTAACGAGCAGTACATTGGTTCTGTTCGCACTGGTGGTACCGTGGATGTGTTCCGTGTTATAGATGCACCACTGCGTACCTACCGTAACAACGCTAACAATGCTGATGTTCAATCACGTGAGTACGTTGTAGTCACTAATCATGGGTCTGGTTTCACACCTGGCACTACAACTAACATTGCCACTACTAACACAACAGATGGTGCTGCTACTGGATTGACAGTTAACGTTACTGTTAATGCTGCTGGTTTAATTTCATTCGTTGGGATTAACCGTATGGGTGATCCATCTGCTAATGCTTATGAGCACGGTGATGTTATTACTATCACTGGTTTTGCAGCTGGTGCACAGATTACCTACTTCACTGGCTTAGCTGGTGAACAACTTAATGTTAAGTATGATGATGTTGGTCACAGCATCAATGACTTGAATGAAGCAGGTACCATTGCTCCTACTACTTCTGACACTAACTGTGAGTACCTAGAGCACACAGATAGTGACCGTATTAAAACCCTAACTATCAACGACACCACTGCGTTTGTCAATAGGGACACAGTAACAGCAATGACTGCTGATGTAGAACCTGCTGCTATTGCTGAGGGTTTCGTAGAGATCACTACTCTAGCATTTAGCCAAATCTACCAGTTTAACATTCTCCGTGGTGGTAACACTATTGAGATTATCTCTGCTCAAACTGGTGCTACTACTGCTACCGTTGAGGCATTGCTGGATGATTTGAGAACTAAGGTACTGGCTGAAGGTTTTGGTGTTAAGAAGATTGGTAACGGTCTTTACTTCTCTAGTGGTACTGGTGTAACGACGTTTGATCTTTCAGCTCTGCCTACCACAACAGGTAATTACAACCATGTTCCAACTACAGCAATCTCACCTACCACTAGCGGTGATGGTGAAGATCTGACTGTAACTGTTCAACACCATGCTAATAACATCACTGGTATCACAATTGTTGACCCAGGTTTTGGGTATGCTGTTGGTGATACGATTACGTTGACTGGTGATCAGCTGAACACTTCTACTAACTCTGATCCCCCGGATCTTACCTTTACTATCACAGCTCTAAACGATGCAACTACGTTCTCACTAGAGACACCAGAACGTCAGATCATGAATGTCTTCACCGATGAGGTGCAGGACATTACCCTGCTGCCTGACCAGGCTAGGCATGAGTACAGACTGCGTATTGCAAACAGTGGTAACCTTGAAGATGATTACTACGTGAGGTTTGCTGGTGCTAACGGTGATGATGGACAGGGCACGTGGGAAGAGTGGCGTGAAGCAGGTGTTGCAACTACGATTGATAACACCACGATGCCACACATTATGTTCCGTCAGAGTGATGGTTCATTCCTTGTGTGTCCTACAGAGTATGCACAACGTACAGTAGGTGACACGCTCACCAACCCTACACCGTCTTTCATCGGTAATACAATCAATAATGTGACTCTGTTTAGAAACAGGCTTGGCTTGTTGTCTAGGCAGAACTTGATCCTCAGTCGCCCTGGTGACTTCTTTAACTTCTTTGTATCGACTGCACTAGCTATCACTGCAAAGGATCCTATCGACCTGTCAGCTGCGTCTCCTAACCCAGCTACCCTGTTCGACTCTATCGAAGTTAACACCGGTCTTGTCCTGTTCAGTCGTACTGAGCAGTTCATGCTGACTACTGATAATGATGTGTTGTCACCTGAGACAGCTAAGATTAACTTTGTGTCGTCGTTTAACTACAACGAAAACGTTAGTCCTTTCTCTCTTGGTACTACTATTGGATTCCTAAATGATGAAGGTAGTAACACCCGGCTATATGAGATGGCTAACCCTCCTAGAGAGGGACAGCCTGAAGTTATTGAACAAAGTAAAATTATATCTAACCTATATCCAACTGGTATTAACCGGATTGCTACATCTAAAAACAATACTATTGTACTAACTGTGGCTTCTGGTACTCCAGATATCTTTGGCTATCGATACTATAACACCACGGAGAGACGCCTACAGTCCGCCTGGTTCAAGCTTAGGATGAGTGGAGATGTGATCTACCACACCATCATTCGAGACACCTACTGGGCCGTTATACGCAACTTAGACACGGCTGCTAATCCTGACGTTAATATCGTTACCATCCAAAAGATGGAACTAAAACAGAACGATGGTACTGTAACAGTTAACAACGCTACCCAAGGTATTATTACGTACCTTGATAATAAGCGTGAAGTTCCTAGTGCTGACATGACTTATGATGCCGGTACAGATACTACCACGTTTACTCTGCCTTGGACTTACGATCAAACTAAATTAAATGCAACTACTTTTGCAACTGGTCTAACTGTATTCCAACTTGGAGATGGTGCTGATGGTCTTGCTGTTGATATTGTATCAGCCGGTGGTACTCCTGCTCGCATTAATACAATTGATGCAACTTTCCAAACCGTTACGTTGCGTGGACGATGGAATGAGCAAACCGAGATTGCAGTTACTAATGCTGCTGTTGGCTCTAACCTAAGCACGGGTAAATTCGTCGGTCTTGGCACTACAGGTGGTACAGGCACAGGTCTATTGCTAGCTGGTGTGGTGGATGTAGACGGTAACCTGACTAAAGTACAGATTGTAAACCCTGGTTCAGGGTATACCACAGGTGATGTGGTCACTATCCAGGCTTCTGTTGGCACGGCTACTACTGCTACATGCACACTTACAATTACTCCACAAAGTATATTTGTAGGTTATGCTTATGAAATGGATGTACAGTTCCCTGTTATCTATCCTGTTAAAGGTGCGGGTGATTCAGCTAGATCTGATGTCCAATCCAGTTTGATTATCCATCGTTTTAAAGTGAATACTAACTCTACGGGCACTTTCCAAATGGAACTTGGTCGTAAATATAGAGATACATTCTCAACCACACATGAAGCAAAGACGTTTGACTCTTATCTAGCAGACGATATTGCTATCGGTGATGTCGATGAAACCGTAGTCGCGTGTTATGACCGAAATACTAATGTGGATTTACATCTTAAATCTTCTTATCCCCTGCCAGTTACACTTATTTCTATGACTTGGGAAGGAGAATATACCAACAAGAATTATAGGAGAGCGTAACTATGGATCCAGGAACAGCCGCGATTATCGCTGGTAGTCTGCAGGCGGCTGTGGGTACTGCCAAGGGTATCTTTGGTGACTCACAACGTGATAAGGCAGCTGCTCGTGCTAAGAGCGCTGCAATGAAAAAGTATAGAGCGCAGAAGAAATCGCTCTATGCTGGTTTTTACCGTGATTTAGATAAGTATAATGCCAATGTTCAGTACACTGAGCAGATGTGGAATGCTAAGTTCCAACAAGGCATGGCTGATATTGATTTCACTAATCAACATGCAGCTGAAACTTACTACTTACGGCAACAACAACTTAACCAACAGTTCCAACAACTAGCATTTGAAGACCAAGACCGAGCTGTACGCCATGCTAAATCACAAGGTGTAGCTGCTGCTAAGGCACAGACAGGTGTTACAGCTGGTCGTTTTGACATAGCTAATGCTGCTATTAAAGGTCGTAACGAGGCTATCCAAGCCCGTGAGGTGACTGGTTTGATTGATTCGTTTGATCTGCAGAGCAAGCGTGACAACCGTATTGCTGAGCACAGACTGAATAACATCGGTAGGAGCATGTCTATCCTACCTCAACTTGGTCGTGCACCTATGATGCCTACTATGCCTGAGCGTCCTACTGGTTTCACACAGAATAACAATGCGTTGTGGATGGATATCACAGGTTCTGTGGTAAGTGGAGCTATGACTGCACTTGGTGGACAGGGTAAAGACCCAGGTGATATTAAAGTCCCTGATTACTCTACGTCTGGTACTGATTTTAGCAAGATAGGTGACGTGGGTCAAGGAGTTGATCTTGGTGGTATTGCTACACAACAGTTTGGTACAGCTCCAAATTTAAACGCAGCAGCTCCGTTATTTGGTACAGGAGGATTTAAATTACAACAATGAAACCATTTGAAGGCCAGCGTAGATTTACTCCTGCTAAACTACCAGATGCTGGTCAACCGTTAAAAACACTAGACATTACTCCTCAGATCTCCCGTGCTTTCCAAGAGCAACAACGGATGGATCAGGAGTATTTCCGTTCTATTGATCGAAACGAAAGGCAGGAACTAGAAAACCTACAAACACAGTATGAGAATCAGCAACGTAGTGCTGCTCTCGAAGACGCAAACCTCAATAAGCTGGTAGCATTTGCTCCAACAATTCAAGATCTTGCTGAGAAAAAGTTAAAGGCTGAAGTTGATGAGGCTGGTTTACGTGGTAAAATGAAGTATTTTAATCAGGACTTTAGTGACCTGCAAAATACTGAATACTACAATCAACAGATGGCTCTACTGCAAACTAGCATTGCAGATGCAGATGAACGAGCTGCCACTGCCTGGGAACGTACAAAAAATTATGAAGTAGCTAAGCTATACAAGACATTGCCAAATGGTGAGCGTCTTGAGTTTGCTAAGCAATTTCTTGCATCTATGCAGGCTGAGTTCCCATCAGTTCTGTCAGAGAGAATGACTAGTGATAATACCACACAAATTAATGTGGGTCCTATAACATTCACACCGGCTGGTGCTAGAGGCAGGTCACAAACTGGTGCCGCTGCTGCTGAAATTTATAAGCAATTTATTGTTGACCGTGGTGCAACAGGCATCAATCCTTATTTCTTTGAACAGTTCTTTGCTGGTGGTGAAAACGGTGCTCGTGCTGCTACTCAGAAAATTCTGAACAAACGTAATAATTATGATGATCAGCAGGATTCGTACGACAGATTGCAGCGGGTAATGGCTGGAAAACCTGCCGATTTTAAAAACAATGCAAGCGCTAATTTAACTGATGTAATTAACGCTACTCGCATGTTGACAAATGGTAATGGTGATCAATTACCACCTGAAAAAAGAACTGAAATTCTACGTGATTATATCAAGGACTCACTTGAATCTGGAGTCATCGACTCGATCCCTACTCTTTATCGTATTTTAGGTAACACTCCTGATCCGTCTGCTCCTGGTAAAAGCCTACTTAACCGTAAAACTTTACTAACTGAACTGAAAGAACATAAGTTTACTGCTGATCATGACGCTCATCTAGACCGTGAGAAAGGCAAGAAAATGGCTTGGGAACGTGAAAACGGTTTGCGTGATCAAACTATCACTGACTTTAATCGTCAACAAGCTACTGGTGATGACGTTACTTTCAAAGAGATTGAAGAAGCTCAAAGTAAAGCAATCTACTACACCGGTAAACGTGACCCTCAGATTGATCAGTGGGTCAAGATGAACCACAAGCTGACACATAACAAAGAAGATAACCTAGTTGCCTTGCAACGCGCTGGAGCTGCTGGTGACCTGTCTACAGGAATGGTTATTAGTGCTGGTTATGGTAGTGATGAAAACCTGATGAACCTTGCTCGAAACCAAGAGAAGCATCGAAAATCTAGGGAACAAGCTGATGCTGAAGTTAAATCAGGATTTACACGTGACATTAGGAATGTTTCGGGTGACAAATACAAAAGTATTACTGGTGAAGATATCACAACCAAAGATGCTGTCCTTCGCCAGCACATGATACGATTGTATGTAAAATCACGGCAAAAATTACTTGCTACGGGTAGATATACTGATGATGCTGGACAGATTATAGATGAAGCACTTTTAGATGCTGACACCCTTACTGATGTTGATCAGTATATGAAGAATAAAGGGTTTCAACCAGGTGAAAAAGTAGGTTTGTATGCACCAGGATCTGATGGTGATTTTGCTAACTTTTTCCGTGATAGATTAAGTTACACTACTGAGGTAAATCGACAAATTAGTTTATCTGAAAAAGAACAAGAACAATGGGAAGCAGGTGTGGCTGCTAACCAAGGAAAGACTAATATCGCTAATGTTGATTCTTACTTTCCTAAAGGACAAATTGAGGCTGCTGCTAGAGCCTACTACAATGATGACGGTACAATTAACAAAGATTTTGTTCTGCCTTATGGTGTCCGTAAATGGGCACGTAGGAACCCATCTCAAACTCCTTTACAAATTTTCCAAAGCCTTGTTACTGCCAAAGGTATTGTTGACAGTGCAGGCAACCCTCTAGAAATTAAAGCACCTGCTGTACTAGATTATGTCTTTAAGGATGTTTCTGGCAGCGGTGGTATATCCCCCTCACTCGCTAATATTTATTTAAATGCTGAATCCCCCCATCAAGCTCTTAGGGCTGGTGTTACCAATAGCACTGGTTTCCAAGATATCCGTGTCCCCCAACAATACAGCGTCCCACTTGGGGAAGTAGCTCAGGGTTCAGGTATGCCATATCAAACACTGGTTGCAGCTGCACAAGCTGTGTCTGGTTTTGACACGTCTATTCCTGAACCCTTAAGTCAAGACCCTCAACGTAGTATTGAACGGTTTGCAAAGGTTAACCAATACCTGTCATCAAAAGGTATCTATAGTGATAACCCTGACCATGAAGATGCTATGATGCTTGGGTTTAAATATGGTGACAACCTTACATTTAATGGTGGTATCTTAGAACCCACCCCTGAACAAGATGCTTATCTTAACAGTATCTCTGCAGCCAAAGCTGGTCTTGGTGACCGCTCACAGCTGACAAACCCAGCGTTGCTGAACCCCCGACTGGCTGCACAAGTGCGTCAGAACAGAGGTGGTGGTTCAAGACAAGTTATAGACCGTCCGCAAATTGAAGATGTCATGAGGCAGGCTGGTTGGCCTTCACAATTGATTAAAAAAGGTTCTGGCATTGCGTTGTTAGAAACTGATGGTCGCGTTGGTATTGACACGGTTCAATCTGGTTTAGACCCTCAAATGCGGAATGAATATTCTATTGGTTTGTTCCAGATTAATTATCAAGCACATAAACCTATGCTAGATGAAATGGGTATTTCTGAACAAGATCTTCGGGATCCTATGATTAATGCACGTGTAGCATTACGTATCTATAATATGCAGGGTTGGAATGCTTGGTATAACTCTAATAAAAAATATGAAAGTGGTGCACGTGGCTACAAACAGTAATCTACGGAAACTTAAATGGATTTAGAAGAATATTCAGCAGAAGACAGACTGGCGGACCTAGAAAAGGAACGTGAAGAACTTCGAGAGCAAGTGTTTAAAGATGCACAGCTTGACAAGTTAGACAACCCTGAAGGTCCTACAGTTGTCAATAGCCCTGCTGAAGAAACTGCTACGGCAGAGAAGACAGAAGAACCAAAAGAAAAATCTGCTACGGCAGATGGTCCTACTTTCGATGAAGCGTTCCCTGGGTCTACGGACACAGAATCATTTAACTACAGAGATGTCAATCCTGATGGTACTACACGCTTGCGTCCTAAAGCCGGACCTAATCGTGAAGATGAGATCATCGGTCCTACACGCGAGCCTGGGCGCTATGAGCCGGGTGGTTACCAACCGGGTACAATCATGGACCCAGAGGTTGGAAGCCCCTTGCGGGGTGTTGCAGAGGCCACACAGGGCATTTCTGCTGGCCTAGGTGATTGGTTTACTTCTGAGATTAACAAACTACAATGGGCTGGGGTTCAAGTACCTCGCCCTGCAAATGTAAATAGTGAACTGCAGGACGCCATGCGTGACGCTACTGCAGTGCTTGCTCCTACTCTTAGTTATTTCTTTGGTGCTAAGCGTGGTTTGAAAAACATCCATGCTAAAGGTATTGCACCTAAAAAACTACAAGCATTGGGTAATGACCCTGCTTTTAAAATGCTTTCAGACTTTGGTCTTTCACAAGGTGTTGGTGCTTACGTAGATTCTACATCTTACCAATCATTAGAAGACCATAACATAGCTGGTATGTTGAAAAAGAACTGGCCAAAGTTCTGGCAAAACAAACTACCTAACTGGCTAGCTACTTCTGACGCTGAAGGTACTGATAGTTTTCGCCATAAAAACCGGTTGGAAAGTGGTGCACTCGGTACTGTTACAGAAGCTATTGGTTCTCTTGCACGTTTGACTAAAGCTGTTGTTAAAACAGAAGCCTTCTCTATGAAATGGCTTCCACGTAGCGAGCGGTCTTCTATGCTCAATCGCTTGGCTGGCCGTAGCAAAGAGACAGTACACGAGACTAATTTGCGCACGCTGGCAGATGCTGCTGACGCTAAGAACAAAGCTCTTGATGATCTTGGTGCCTATTACTTGTCTAAAGTAGACCCCGATGCACCTATCACTAAGCCAATCAAAGGTGTACACCGTCTTTGGGACATGGCTGATGAAGCTATGCGTACCGTTGACGACGGTGGTATCCCTGGTGCTATGACTGACATGGCACGTGTTGCACGTAGTGCTGGTACACAAAACGGACGTCTGCGTAGTGTTGTTTCTTCCGTGACTCTCAAGTATGGTCTAGAGCCAGAGAACATGGCTAGAGGATTCCTGCTTGATGAAGCTACTAAACAGCTAGCTGAAACAGATGGTTGGGATGTAGTGATTGCTAACTATGGTAAACTTAGTTATGAAGACATCACTAAGACTGCTACTAGCGTAGCTGAAACCCTGTTGGAACCCGGTGCAGAACCAGGTTTCCTTGTTAAGATCCTAGATAAGTTCTCACAAGTTACTGAAGAAGGTGTAAAACGTCTTGATCCTATTGGTCAAAGTGCTCTTAAAAAGGCAATTAAAGGCTATGAGAATAAGATGTACACCCTTGCTCGTCACATTGCAGGTGCTACCTTAGACACCTCACTGGCTGGTCAGGTATCAGATACTGCTGAAACTGTTTTGGAAAACTTGTCTGCAGACTCTGCTAAGCATTTGCTTGAAGAGATGTTTGACCGCTTTGAAGTTTTGATGGTTCATCAACGTATGAATCAATGGGCTGGTAAAAACACAATGTTAAATCCTGATCGCATGGATTCATTCAAAACATTGATGAAGAACAACCCTGAAGAAATGAAGCGGGCACTTAAGGCTGAGGAAATAGCTCAAGTGCAAGCATTGCAGAATACCATGGCTGAAGCTAAAGACATGGTTGGTAAGTTCCGTGAGATTGCTGAAGAGAATCCTGCGTATCTTAAACCATTCCTAGAACAGTCCGATTATGCTAATGGTAATGTAGCTAACCTACGTAATTTGTATGCAGAATACAAAGAACTGATGGGTACTTGGCATAAAGCGTTCTATGATGGTAAACCTGAGATCCCTAGCATGGTTGTCCAGGCTGGTTGGTCTAACGTTATGAACTCTAAGCTTAGTGCATTCTCTACTCCACTATCTGCAAAGATTGGTAACACTGGTGGTCTGCTGCAAAAGTGGACTGGCATGTATAGTGGTGCACTTATGTCAGGTGATATGTACAGTTTACGACGTGCTCACCACGCCTATGGTGCTATGTCTGAAACCTTTGGACTAGCACAGAAAGCTTACAATGAAACGTTGTACAAACTTTCTACTCAACCAGCTAAGGCATTCCAAGAAATGCGCCCTGACGTTGCTCTTAAAATCGATGACCGTATGTCATTTGTAGAGAGCATGGCAGAAGCTGCTATGGAAGAGGGTAACGATGGTCCAATGATCTTGGTCCAACAGCTTAAAGCTATGCAAGACTTTGCACTGCACCCTGTAATGAGGTTTAACAGCAATGTAATGTCTGCTGATGATGCTTGGGCTCAAGCGTACCTTGCTAATATTCAAGCTAGGTTTGATGCCTTTGATGCTGTACATGGTAAGATTCAACTGAAGGATTTTGTTAAAGAAGGTCTGAACAAAAAAGAGATGTTTGATGAGGCATATAAAATTGCCTCCGCTAAAATCTTTGATGAAAACGGTAGGGTTGTTGACAAACGTGTTATCTTTGACACTAAAGAGGTTGCTATGCAGCTCGATAATAGTGTGTCAAAAGGTTTCTCGTGGTTAACACGTCGTTTGCCTATCCTACGATCCGTCTTTACATTCCCTCGTAACAACGGTAATGCACTGTCTCTCTTTGCTAAAAAGTACAATCCCATTTCTCCTTTGGTAGCTGGGTTTGGAGATGATCTTTATAACTATGCTTTTAAACCTTATAGTAAATATGATGATGCAGAGATTCTAGAAGCGTTAAGCAAGAAAGGTATAACTGATCTGCCGATTGAACAAGCTCATCAGAAGTTTATCAGTCTTCGACATGAGGCTAAAGGTAGACTTGCTGCTGCTAGTTTCTTTACTATGGGTGCTTACAACGCATTCATTAATGATCGTATTACTGGTGATGGTCACTGGGATCCAAAAGTTCAACGTGCTAGAGAGAAGAATGGTAACTGGAAATCACGTACCTACACCTTCCCTACTGGTCACCAAGTTAGCTATGCTGGTTTAGGACCTATTGCTGACCTGGTTGCTACTGCAGTCAACGCTTTGGATAACTATGAGACCCTAGGTGAAGAAGGTATTGAAACTATTGGTCAAAAGATCTCGTTCTTCTTAGGTGCTAACCTAAAAGAGAAGGTCATGATGGATAGTCTCAAGACAACTCTTGACATGTTTAGTGGTAACGAGGGTGCTATTAACCGTTGGACAGCAGGTATGATGAATGATTTTATTCCTGGTGCTGGACAACGTACTGAATGGGGTCGTTTGATGACGCCTGAGCGTCGTGAACTTAACCGTACTATGGATGGTTACTTCCGTAATA